GATCGCTGCGCCCATCGCGGCACCGCCGCCGATGGCTTCCGCCCAACCCCGCACCCCCTTCCGGCTGAAAGAGTCGAAGAATGCCGCCGAGCCGCCGGCCATGAGCCCGCCCTGGATCAGGGAGCCCCCCATCCCTCCCACGCCGAAAATGCCTCCCGCGCCTCCGCCTCTCACCATGTCGAGAGTCGGGCCTACAAAGTCCGGCGCTGCCTGCGCCGGCGAGTAGACTGGAAGGGCGGGATTTCCCTCCGCGAGGATGCCGGAGATGCTCGGGCCTGATTCGGACGGAGTCGTTGCCGCCTTGATCCAGTCGGGCAATCCGGTGCCGGCTGTGCCCAGGAGGTTTCCCCAGGAACCGGGCGCCGCGCTTGCCAAGGAACTGCTTGCCGATTGCGTCAGACTTCCCGACAGGCGTTCGGCCAGGGAGTCGATTACCTTGCCCAGGAGTTTCTGCAGCGGGCTGAAAAGCCGTTCCACCACGATCCGCAGCGTCGATTCCGCAAGGCTCGAAAAGAACTCCTTGACCGCGTTGCCGAGGCCCTTCCAGTGCACGATCGAGTCGGCCACCTTCCGCCCGAAGTCCGTCACTACCGTGCTGATCTGTTCACGCATCTCTTCGCCGATCGATATGGTTTTCTTGCCCCAGTCGGCAGTCATCCGGGTGAGATCGGCCGACCGGCGCTCCATGTCGCGGATGTCTTTCTCGGTGGGGATGAGTTCTTTCAGCGGGTCCCTGGGCTTGATGTTTTCGAGTTCGGCTGCGGCTTTATTGATCTGTGCCCGGAGCTTGGCCTGGAAAGCCGCGTGGTCTTTCAGCCGTTTTTCTTCCTCTTCGGCCTCCTTCTGCCTGAGCTTCTCGGCCGCTTCGTAACGCTCCCGCTGCATTCGATCCACCGCGTCGAGGGTCTTCTCGTAGGCGCGCACCTCATCCTCTCGGGCCTTGATCTGGTTCCGGATCGAAAGTACCGCATCAAGCGCCTTCTCTTTTTCCTTATGGCTGAGGCCCTTTTCGATCGCCGTATTCAGTTTTTCCTGTGCCGCCTGAAGCTTCAGGAGAAGGTCGACGTTCTCCTTTCCCTGGGAGAGAAGCTTGAGGCGTTCGTTGTAGAGCTCCTCCTCCTTCATCTTCGCGAGGCCTGCAGCGTCGGCCGCCTTCTTGCCGGCTTCTTCGTGCTTTTTGGAGGCTTCTATCGCGGCATCGGCTGCCTCTTTAATCCGCATCTGCATAGAGGCGAGCGCGGCGCTCTGCATGCCGGCGCCCTTGGCGAGGTTTGAAGCCAACAGCTTCCAGAAATCCCCGGTGAAGATGTCGCTGACCGCCAGGGCGGTTTCGACCGCAGCCTGCTTGGCGATGGTCTTGACCTTGGCAAAACGGGCCGAAAGGACATCTAGCTTCTCGTCGAGCTTCATGGCCTGGTCGATCGCGACGTTATCCATGACGGCACCGGTCTCCTCGAGCTGCTTTGCCAGGTCGAAGAGGTTCTCTTTCGAGTTCAGGAGCAGCGGCGCCAGTTCCTGGTTGCGCCTGCCGAGGACTGCCGTGGCGACTTGGGCGCGTTCAGAAGGATCCTCGATTTCGAGGAGCTTCGTCCGGAGCTCCCCAAGAAGATCGATGGCCGGTTTCGCCTTGCCGGATGCGTCCTCCAGGGAGATGCCGAGGGCTGTGATCCCCTTGGTGAACTCGCCGCCGGTCCCGAACTTCCCGAGCTCCAGGTTGATTTTCGACACCGCCGACACGACCGTCTCGCCGCTCACGCCCATGAGCTCCGCGGCCTTCTGGAGGCTCTGGATCCGCTCGACGCCGATCCCGGTGCGCAAGGACAGGTTTGTGATCTGCTCGGCTTCGTTGGCCGCGCTTTCGGCGAGCTTGAAGATCGCGGCGCCCGCGGCGATGGCGGCCGTGGCGATCCCGGCAAGGCCCACCGCCGCCGGCCCGAGCTTCTCCGCAAAGCCGGCGATTCCTTCCTTTGCGGCCGAGACGGGATTCCGGGCGAAATCCGTCAGGGTCTTGCCCAGGCCTTCGATGGAAAAGCCGCCGCCCTTGGCCGCATTGCCGAGGTCGGCATACTTCTGCACCAGGGGGTCGATCGCCTGGCCATGCGCTCGGGCAGTCTCGGCAGCGGATTTGATCTGGTTGCCCATGACGGCCATAATCTCGCCGCTCGATTTGCCGGCGGCTTCCAGAAGCTTGAGCTTTTCAGTCAGAAGGCCCGTGGGATTGAGGGCCTCGTTGAAGGATGCGAGGAAGGACTGCCCGGCGCGCTTGACGTCGAGGCCTGCATTCTTGGCCATGTCCACGGCCTGGCGTAGGTCGGCCTGGAGCCGGTCGGTGTCGCCGCCGATCTCATAAAAGAGCCGCCCGATAACTGGCATCTATCTTCCCAGTTCCTGCTGCATGACTGCCTGGAATGCCGCGATTCCGGCCTCCAAGGCCTGCGATTCGACGCTCGCTGATGCGGTCTCGAACCACGGCCTGGCGGGCTGCCCCTTGCGGCCGAAGTCGTAGAAGTAGCCGTAGAATCCCCTGCGCTTTTCGGGGCCGACGAGCAGCCGGCGGCGCGCGGATCCCGTGAGCGCTTTGCGGTTCACGCTTTCATAAACGATCACGCTCCTTGCGAGCTGCCCGGTGCGTCGCGGGGCGGATGCTTCCACCGCCCGCCTGATTACCTGGGCGGCGGCATCCTCCGCTGCCTGGATCGCGCGGTCGAGTACGTCCTTGCAGATGTGTTCGGTGTTACGCCTGAGCTCCTCGAATCCCTGGATCTCAACGCCGGCCATTTATGGCTTTGCCTTCTGAAGCTCGGTCACGAGGCGCATCGACTGCATCATCTTCTGCCAGTGGGAAACCGGCGGGGATCCGCCGGACTCAAGCCGGAAGTACGCGATCCATTCCAAGAACTCCGGGTAGGAAAGCGTCTGCTCGAGTTCGGCGACGGTGCGCCCGAGCGTCTCGGCTAATCGGAATCTGGCCCGTCGCTCGGGGCGCTCAGCAAGTTTTTTTCCAATTCCTTGCGCGACTCTTCGGTGAGACCCGAGAGGGCGAGGATGGCATCCTGGAGGCGTAGGAAGGCACTTGCGGCCTTGCTCATCAGCGGCTCGAGGTCGCCGGCCTCGAACAGGGGATTGCCCTGCTCGTCGCACACGGACCACTGCACGAGGCGCAGCGTGCAGTTTTTCATGCGGTCGACCACTGAGCTTTTTTCATACTTGGTGCCGAGGTCGGCGAGCTTCGCCTGCTCGTGGATCGTGAGGGGGCGGATGAAAACGGATCCGCCCCACTCGGGGACATCCACTTCCTTGAGGCGCGGCGCAGTTGCGAGAATCTGCTGCTTGCTGAGGATCATGATTTATCTCCTATGAAACGCCGGCGAACACCATGGATAAATTATCCATAGCGGATTCTGTTGGACTTACGGCTGAGAGCTGAGAATCAGCTCCAGGTCACGGGCCCGGTGACCCGCAACGTCACGTTGAGTTCAAGGGCGCCCGCGATGGGAGCCCCGGGGCTGATGTTCGCCACGTAGGCTGCAAACGCGGCTTTGGTGGCGCCGGAGTCCGGGAACAGCAGCTCAAAATTGCGCAGCGTCCCGTCCTCGTAGTCCTTCAGGAGGCCCTTGGTCGAAAATCCCTGTGTCGTGTCGTCTGGCAGGAAGTTGCACTTGAAGGTCACGTCGCCCGAGTTCTTGAACGTGGGCTTGTACTCGCGGTAGCCGCTCGCCGACTGCTGGTGTGTGAACTCCGCGAACTCGCGGCTCAGTACGGGGCCGTTGATATCCTTGACCTCGGCGATCGCCGTGAACACCTCAGGGCTTGCGCCGTCGCCGATCTTCAGCAAGGTCCCTAAACCGATTACTCCGTCGCTCATGTCTCTTTCTCCTGGTAATGAATCGTGAATCGCATTGAAACGTTGAAAGTCTGCGTGTCCGGGTCGCGGCTGCGCCCGGCGCCGTCGAAGAACACACCCGCGATGGGAATGCCCTTGAACGAGCCTCGGTAGCCGTCGAGCGCCGCGCACATCTGCTTCATGACGCCCATGGCCTCGGCCGCGGTATCGGCCCAGATGTCGAAACGGTAAATCGCCTGGCGCAGCGCCGACGGCCCCTGCTGGGTGGGGGTCGAGCGGTCGTCTTCGAGCGAATACGCGATCGCGGGCAGTTCCTCGTCTTCCGAGAAATAGTCCGGATGGATCCGCGTCCCGATGAACGCGGCCAAGCCGGCGTGATGCGTCAGATGATCGAAGAGCCCTTCATCGAGTGTCGCCGTTGTCATACCGATTCGCTGACCATAAGGAGCAGCTCCCGGTCGCGCTCGCCGACATTGAGGACCGATTCGATCTCAAAGAGCCTCGTTCCCCATGTGACGCGCATCTTGTGTGTTATCCCGGGCTGGTGCCGCATACGGATCTTGTGGCTCACTGTGGCCTGCTCGCGTTGCTGCCCGAAGTACTCCCGGCCGATCAGCGGCTCGATTGACGCCCAGACTGTCGCGAATGTTTCCCAGGCTGTGACAAAGGAGCCATCCCCGGCCTGAGTCTCCACAGGACGTTCAACCGTGATCCGATGACGCAAAGGGCCACCCCGCATCATTCCACCGACAAAGCCCGATACGGCCAGAGCAGCCGTTCGGAAAGGGAGAGCATGGATATGTTCTGGCCGACGACGACATCCTCGCGGTTTTCGTACAGGTTCGAGATCTCGATCAGAATCCCCTGCCTGATCGTCTGCGGGACGTCCTCGGCCGCATCGCCATACCCGGCTGTGAACTGGATGATGACGCCGTTGATCGAGCTCCGGGTGATGGGCCAGAACCGGTTCCATGCAAGCGCCACGCGCCCGATCTCGCTCGACGAGGCGTCGACCACGTAGTCGTCAGGCGCCAGTGTCTGGATGTTTCCCGCCGTGTCAAGGTATTGGATTGACTCAACCGATTGAAGCGGAGGCCTCGGCAGATCGATCACCTGGCTTGCAGGAAAGCCGTCAAGCGTGTACTCGAAAGTCTGAGTGATCAGCGCGCGCCGCAGGAAGAGTTCGACTCGCTCCCGCGCGGCCGTGATCAGAGCCGACACATAAGCGTCGTCCGCATCACTATCCAACCGCAGATGGGCTTTCGCTTCTTCGAGCGTGACGGGCTCGACCTCGGGAGGCGTGATGAGTTTCAGTCCCACTATTTGCCCTCGACCTGGCGGCTGACTGTGGATTCGATCTGCTCCGCAAACCCCTCGCGGATCAGGATGGATTCAATCTCGGCGGGAAGTGCGAGTTCAACGCCGGCCTTCAATTCCCAGGAAAGCAGCGGTTTGATGGGCCGCACGCCGCGGCCCTGCTGGATTTCCATCGGCACAATGATCCTTATCAAGACGGCGGTTACGGAGTCTTGCGCGCCTTGGATTCCGGACGTACCGCCCTGTTGCCCGGCTGAACCGCAGCCGTTTCAACAGCGGATGGCTCAACCTTTGGCGCCGCGGCCGGGCGGGGAACGGGCTCGGCATACCCGCCGGCGATCAGCGCCCGGGCTTCCTCGGGGGAAACCTCAATCACCGATCCCGGCGGGAAGACGCCTTCCGGCCCCGCCATCAAGGTAATCAGGCGGATTTTCATCGCCTATGCCGTCCCTTCGTCGGGAGAAACCAATAGCTTCGTGGATTTGACCGTAGCGTCGGTCGCGACCGGCTCGACGCGTGGGCAGTATAGAAGCGCAAGCACGCCGTCAATCACGGCGTTCGCCGTCCCGCGTTTCACGACGCACCGGACATAGCGTTTCTGGGGGCGGAATACATCCGTCACCAGGCACTTGTTGCCATCCGCATCCGCCAGCGCCGTGTGCAGGCTCCCGGCCAGGTCTGCCATGTCGGAACCATCCGCGAGAGTGCCCTGCTGCACCTTCAGGCTCGTGACCTGGGTGGCCGTGAGGGCGCCGAAAAGCGCCACGAACTGCACCCCCTCGAAACCCTGCATGTCGACTACCGACCCATTCTGATCGGTCGTGCCGGCAGCCACGCCGTTAAGCACTCTGGCCGCCTTTACCGCTTTGCTGAGATTCATGTCTGTCTCCTATATTGATTTGTCGAGGGCCGGGCGGATTATCCCGGCCCCTATTCCTGCGGCTGGTTATCCGAGCTTCACTCGGACGAAGGCTTCCGACAGCACCGGCTGCGCGTCGCACTCCATGCGGCCGATGTAGCCGACCTGGTTCGACTCGGCGTAGAGTTCCTTGAGCACCTGGATGGAGAACTCCATCGAGTCCGCGATCCAGTAGAATGAGAAGTCGCCGATGATTCCGACATACAGTCCCGTTGTGAACGTGTTCGGGGCGTACTCGGACATGAAAAACGGCAGCTCCAGGATCGTGTCCGGCCTGTCGCCGACCAGGCCCGGCTGCCACAGGTACTGGTCGTTCTTGTCCTTCAGTTTCCGGATGCCGCTGATCGCGTCGCGGTGGAAGATCCAGCGCGCGGTCTTTTGGTACTGGGCCTTCAGCGCGTACTTCGCGTTGATCAGACCATCGGCGCCGATCGCGGTCGCGCCGTTTCCGGTCGCGACATCGCGGTCGGTGTTGATTCCGTTCGGGCTCGCCGTGAAGACGCCCAGGGGCTGGCCCGCGCCGGAACCGGTCATGAACGCCTTCTCCTGCGTGATTCCGAACTTGTAGGCCAGCTGGTCGCGGACGATCTGGTCGGCGGAAAGCACGGAGTTGTTGAGCAGGAAAGTCGACACCAGGATCCGCTTGGCGGCCGGGTGCGGATGAAGCTCGCGCTTGGCGAAGCCCATGGCGGTATCCGGGGTGCCGGTCTTCAGTTCCACGGTCCAGTCGGCGTCGTCCGGTCTCGTCTGTAGGACCGGCACGCCGAGGCTCATGGCGCTCTGGACCGGGATCACGGTCGAAAGCTGGCGGATGAAGACCTGGTCGCGCAGGGCTTCGATCAGCTTGTTTACGAACTGCTCCGGGGCGACCAGGTAGCCGCCGCCGACCTGGCTGTCGGCCTGAAGCGCACGGTGCTCGCTCGGGCGGTAGCCGCGGCAGAGCATGTCGCTGAACTGCGCGCGGTACTCATCCGCCGCACGAGGGTTGGTCTTTCTTTCACCGGTGGCCGCCGGTTCGGGCATGCGGCCCGGCTCACGGTCGAACGATTCGAGCTCACGGTCGAGCTTCTGCTGCCGTTCCTCGCGCTCGATCTCGCCCCTGAGCTTTTCCTGGTCAGACTCCATGCGGGAGTACTGGTCGTTCTCCTCGGCGGTGAGCTCGCGCTTCTCCGCGTCGGCCTTGTCCGTCAGCGCCCGCATGTCCTTGATGATTGCGCCCCGCCGTCTGCGGAGCTCGTTCAGGTCCTTCATTGGATTGTCTCCTCGATTGATTGCTCCAGCTCCAGGATGTGGAGCCGGCGCATGATTTGGTTCAGGCTCCGCGCGCGCGGGCCGTCCTGCGGAACTTCACTTTCCCCGTTCGGTTGAACGGGGCCGTCGATCAAAAAACGCAACACGCGGAGGTACTCCCGCATGATCGCCATGCGGCTGCCGGCGCGGACGATTGCGGCGTCGAGCTCCCTGGGATCGAGCCCTTCCCGAAGGCCCACATCCGTGTCCGGGTATGCCGGGTAGGTCACGGGCGACACGTCGAAGATCTCGTCGAAGCTGAGAATCGTGCGGATATCGATACCGTCCAGTGTTTCCCAGGACTCCTCGCCCACCCTGAATGCGAAGCTCATTTGGCTGATGTCGCCCCGGCCGATCGATACAAGCAGGTCGTCAGCCCATCTGGCCTCAGGCGGATCGATCTCGACGGCAAGCCCCGTCTCGTCTTCCTGGACACGCAGGGTGCCGCTCTTAGTTCGTCCGAGCACGAAGTTGGGATCGTGGTTCAGGAGGGCACGGATGTCGGATTTCCCGAGCGCAGGCCCGAATGCGCCCGGTGCGATCTTCTCGCGAAATCCCCAGAGGTCTTCCGATAGCGAGTTGAAGACCGCAGCGTGCCCGGCGATCTTCGCGCGCCCGCTCGTTTCCGGTATGATCGCGCGCAGTTCGCAGTTGCCGGTGAAGCGGCGCTCCCTGTTTTTGTTCATGAATACTCCCGGAAATGAAAAAGGGCCGCGCGAGCGACCCCTGTTCTCTTCTGATTGCATTGCAGGCCGACTATTGGTTGCCGCCTTCGTTTGTTTTGTCGGTCGTTGTTGATCCGGCCGGCGCCGATCCTGCCTGCACCATGTTGAGCGGGATCAGGTAAACGTCACCCTGCTCGGGAGGCAAAGGATTCATGTTTTCCAGGCGCCGGATGTCATTGGCGCTCAGCCATCCGTTGTTGCGGCCGATCGCATAGGAGTCGTACCTCGACTTGAGGTCCCCGCGCATCAGGCCGTCGATCAGGAACTCGACGAAATACTTGTCCCGATCCTCCGCTGGGATAAGATCCCGGGTGAGCGCCTGCTCCCAGCGCACGAGCCAGGGCCGGATGGTGTCCCGGATGAACTCGAGCGACTGGTGCTCGATGTTCGAGAACGTCGCCCTTTCCAGGTCCGCCAGCATGTGCGGCGGCACCCGGAAAATCCGCGCGATCTCGGTGACCTGGAACTTTCGCGAAGCGATGAACTCGGCATCGGCCGGCCGCATGCCGATCGCCTGCCACTTCATCCCGTTTTCCAGGATTGCAGTCTTCCCGGAGTTAGCGAGTCCCCCATAGTTCTGCTGCCACATCTCCCGGAATCGCTTAAGCGCCGTGTCGCTCATCGCCTGCGGCGTTTCCAGCACCCCCTGCAGGTTCGCGCCGTTGCCGAAGAGTCTTGCCGAGTACTCCTCGTAGGCAAGGCCGAGCGCCACCGATTCCCGGAAGAGTTCGATCGGATTCAGGCCCGTGACTCCATCCGAGGACAATCCGCGGATGTGCATGATCTCGCCGGCCTGCCTGCGAAGCAGGTACTGCCGGCCCGAATCGGGCGTCACTTTATAGACAAGCCCGCCTGCGCGGTCACGATCCACCTCCACCCGGTCCGGATGCAGCGGAACCAGGCGCGCGGGTTGTCCCGCTTTCCTGTCGATCTGGGCATAGGCATTGCCCCGCAAGGCGAGATGCCCCTGGAGCATCTCGACGAACTCCGTCCGCGTCTGCTCCTCGTTCGGCTGGTCGTGAAGCAGCCGATAAAGGAAGTAGTCCGTCGCCCGTTCCTTGCCCTCGTTCGGCAGCCGCCTGTAAACGATCAGAGGCAGAGTCGCGACCGTTTCCGCAAGGATCCTTACGGCGCCGTAGACCGCCGTGAAACGCATGGCGGTGTCGGGATTCACGCGCATGCCAGCCGCTGTCGTGGAGCCTCCCATAAGGGACACCAGCCAGGGATCGGGATTCGCGAGATTCGATCTCCGCTCGAAAGCCTTCATGAGCATTCCCATCAGCGGCTCCTTACGGCTACGAAGATCAGGAAGCAGCCGATCGAGATCGGGGTCAGCGGCGGATAAATCCACCCGAGCCCAAGGCTCGCGATCGCCGCTCCGGCCCAGCCGAGAATCTCCCTCCAGGATTCCTTCATACGAATATCGGCCCTCTCTTTTCGTAGATCGATCCCGGCTCCGCATCGGCCGCCATCGCCCTCCCCAGGCACATCAGCAAAGCCACGATGCCGTCGATCTTGTTCTCCGGGCGTTCCTTCTTCGGGTACACGTTGTCCTTGTTGTCGAAATGGGCGACGACATTCGAGAACATCCAGGTCAGGACGGGATCGCCGTTATAGTGGAACTTGCCTGCTGATATCAGCGCGTCCAGGTGCTTCATGGGTTCCGAGAAGGTTTTCACCAGCTGCCTCATCTCGACCATGGGAAACCCTTCCTTCATCATCCTCGTTGTGAACTGATTCGCCTGGAAGGGATCGTAGTCCACCTCCAGGATCTGGTACCTGGAGGCAAGTCCGATGAGGTCTTCCTCGATATAGCCGAAGTCGATGATGTTTCCCGGCGTTGCCGTGATCCAACCCTCCCTGACCCAGCCCGAATACTGCGAGTTCTTCGATCCTTCGATTTCGGATTCGGGCAGGTAGTAGCGCCCGAAACAGAAGTAGTGATCCCCGCGCCGGAAAAGCTGAATCCTCGGGGCGATGTCACGCCGGGTGGCAAGGTCGATCCCGATCCAGCACGGCTCCCCCAGGAAGTCCTCCGCTTTCAGCTTCGGATCGGCGCACTTCGCAAGCTCGACCATGTTGAAGAATGCGCAGTCCGCGTTGACCCAGACCGAAAGCCTCTTGGTGAGAAAGTTGTTCTGGGCGCTCGGCATCTTGAGCGCCTTCACGCACAGCCGCTCGATGTCCTCCGGAAAGACCGAGACGCCATAGTTGGGATTCGCTTTGGCCCATACCTTCGGGGAACTCCAGTCGTCCCCGTCGTCGATCGTGTAAATCACCCCGAAATAGGTGTCGTCCTTCACGACCCCGTCGAGGATCTTGATCAGGTACGTCCTCTGCTCGTAGCAGATCCCGCTCATGTCCGAGCCGGCCGTCGTGATCAGCCAGAGCAGCGGCTGGGAGCGCGCGCCGGTCGCCGTTTCCAGCACGTCGAACACCTTGCGCGTCCTGTGGGCGTGGAGTTCGTCCACGATCGCGCAGTGGATGTTCAGGCCGTCCAGGCTGTTCCCCTCGGCCGAGAGCGCCTGGAACCGGCTCGCCGTCCTCACCTGGCTGATCGCATGCGCCGTCGTCGAGACGCCGAATGCCGCCTTCAGCCCGGGCGACCGCTCGACCATGTGCCAGGCGTCCTGCCAGACGATCTTCGCCTGATCGCGCGTCGTCGCGGCCGAGTAGATTTCCCCGCCCTCTTCGCCGTCGGCGCAGCAGCAATAGATCCCAACGCCGCTCGACATCGAGCTCTTGCCGTTCTTCCGCGGCATCTCGAGGTAGGCCGTCTTGAAGCGCCGCAGTCCTGTTTCGCGCGATACCCAGCCGAAGACCGCCGTCAGGATGAAGATCTGCCACGGCTGAAGCTCTATTCTTCCGCCCGCCTTCGCCCATTTGCCTTTGATGTGCGGCAGCTTCTCGATAAATCTGCAGACGCGCGCCGCCTTCTTCTCGTCGTAGCGGTGAGCGAAGTCCTTCCGCTCGAGGTCGGCGATCTGCCTGCGGCATGCCTTCTTTACCCACTCGCAAGCCGGAATGTGCCCCGACAGCACGCCTTCCGCGTAGGCTCTCGCGATGGCCGCATAATCCTTCCCGCCCTTGGTCATCCATCAGTCGTCGAGGAGTTCCATCCACTCGCCGCTTTCGCTTTCATGCCCGGTGCCGGCGGCCGAGATCCTGCTGCGGGAACTGGGCGACATGCCGAATTCGGCGAGAAGCGAGCGGACCTTCTTGACCGCCTGGTTCGCGATAACAAGATAGGGATTGAACACGGGGAATCCATTCGGCGACTTGACCAGCATGCCGGTCTTTCGCACCTGGTCGGTGGCTTCCAGATACTCCGCCCAGGACTGGCACAGCATCGAGAGCGCCATGTCGTCAAGTTCCGTAACCAATCCGATGCGAGCAAGCTTCTTCGCCGTCTTCCTGTAAGCCTCGCGCGCTTCTCCCTGCAGGAACTTTGGGCAGGGAGGAATGCCCGGGCTCGGACGGGGCTCGGAGAGGTTGGCCCGGTCGGGCCGGTACGTCCCCTGGATGACCTTCAGGGCCGTGGGTTTCGGCTTTCTTCCGGCATTCATTTCTTCTCACAACCACGCTGTTTTCTTCTGGGCATTCAAGACCAACCCCGACACGATTGGAGTCCTCGGAAGCGGGCAATCAAGCCCCTCCGGAATTGATTCAGGAGATCCAATATGAAGAGCAAGAAAGAACAAAAAACGTCAAAGCAGCCGAAGAATGGCAAAAAGCCCATGGCCGCCGCCCCGACCCTGAACGCCCACAAGCCGGAATCCGAACCGAAGCGCACCATCAAGCAGGTGATCATCGAGACCATCGCCAAGAACAACGCCGCGACCAACGACGAAATGATCGCTGCCGTCAAAGCGGAATTCCCGAAGTCCGCCTTTGATGAAAGACACGCCGCCTGGTACCGCTCGCAGGCGCGCAAGGGATTGCTTACGGGTACGGCCATCACGATCGCGCCCATGGGAAGGAAGCAGCCCAAAACCGCCGAGTGACAGAGCGGAGTATCGGAAGGGGCTTCCGAAGATGCTGAAAAAGCGATGGAGAATTCACGCATGAAGAAATTCGAGAACCTGCTCCCCCGATACAGGGTCATGCTGGTGAAGGAATCGGAGGAGACTTTCACAAGCTACCCGAGATTTCAGAACTCCCGCGATCTTTTCGAGAGCTTCCGCGAGGAATTCACCGTCCTCGACAGGGAGTTCTTTTTCATGATCACGCTCGATTCAAAGAAGAGGACGATCGGCTACCATACGATCAGTATGGGAAGCCTCTCCTCCTCGGTCGTGCACCCGCGGGAAGTCTTCAAACCCGCCATCCTGGAGAACTCGGCGGCCGTTATCTTCCTGCATAATCATCCCTCCGGAGATCCGGCTCCCTCGCGCGAAGACCGTGAATGCACAAACCGGCTGACTGCTGCCGCGAAGATCCTCGGAATCCGCGTACTCGACCATGTCATCTTCGGTTCGACCGACTACTTCAGCTTTGCCGACGCCGGAATCCTCTCCGACAATCCGAACCCCCTCGCCTAACAAGCCTCTCTCCTTGCCTCCTCCCGATCCGGGAGACACACGGTCCTGAGGGATTCGTGTGTCTCCCTCTTCAGGACCTCATTCCGCACATGAAGCGCGATCGCCCGCATGAAGAGCGGCGGAACGCTGTTGCCGACCCTCGCCCACCTGGCGTTGTAGCCGCCCCTGATTTCGAACGCCTTCGGGTAGGAGGCCAGAGCCTTTGCTTCATCTATCGTCAGCTTGCGGATTTCCCAGGGATGCACAAGCCCCGTGGTTGTCCCTCCCACTCCGCTGAGAATGGTCGGGGACGGCTTTTCAGGATCCAGTTTGATGAGCCCGAAATGGTTCTTTCTCTCCTGTCCCGTGAGGACCCGGAACATCTGCCACGTCGGCCTGATCTCGCCTTCCTTCAGCTGGTAGCCGGCCTCGGTCTTGCAGATTGTCGCCGCGGGCTCGGCCGCCGGAATCCAGGGATTGATCCTCTGGGATCTCGTGCCGAGCGCCCGGGGAATGACAGCCTTGACCGGGATCGGCTGATAGAGCGGACTGGGATGGAGGTTCACGCCGCTTTCTCGTTCCTGGAAGTCGGCTTAAGGATCTCTGCTCTGATATGTCGCGCGATCGCCCTCATAAAAAGCGGCGGCACGCTGTTGCCGATCTGCCTTTTGCAGTGCCCCTGCTTCGCCGGCCAGCGGAAGCCAGGATTGAAACTGCCGATCAGAGCCGTCTCCTCAAGCGTCAGATACCGCGGCGCCGCGTAGTGCCAGTTGAACTGATTCGTCTGCGTGGTGCTCGGCTTGTCGGGATCGAGTCTCACCGACTCGAAAGAGGAAACATTCGGAACTGTCTTTCGCAGCGACTTTCCCGGCGGGCACTTGCGCCAGGCATCGACGAGTTCCTGCCTGCGGCCGCCCCCGTGCGCCTGCATCGAAGTCTCAAGATGTCCGATTGCCTGCCGCGCTGTCACAGGTTCCGTCCATGGTTGCGGGTGCTGGTTCATGCCGCCCGCTCCGAACTTGCGACTGAAGCCAGGACCTTCTCCCTTATGTGACGCGCGATTGCCCGCATGAAGAGCGGCGGGACACAGTTGCCGATCTGGCGGATCCCTTCCTCGAATGCGCCGTCAAAAGCGAACGCGTCAGGAAAAGATCCAAAGCGCTTGAACTCCGGCAGGGAAAATCGGCGCCGGGCTTCCCAGTGCATTGCCCCATGCATGCCGAGATTGCCGTCATTGCGGCGGATCGTTCGCGCGGGCTTTCTCGGATCGAACTTCACGGCGTTGAATCCCTGGCCTGTGATGCGGCTCTCGGACGATCCCACCTTGATCTTGTCCCAGTACTTGAACGAGCGATACTTCCTTGCCGCTTCGAACAACGCCGCCAGCTGCTCCGGAGGCGTGGAGCAGCCGGCGAGCGATTCCCCCGCCGGTATGGGAGCCAGTTGCGCGGTAGGGTGGCAGGAAATCAGCAAAGGTCCTTCCGAATTCCGATGAAGATCATCCGCTCGCGCGACTGGGGGACGCCGAAGTACATCGCGTTCATCAGCCTGGCCGAGACCTTGTAGCCCGAGGCCTTCAGTTCGCGCATGATTTCGGCAAAGATGAGCTTCATTTTGCCCTTTACCATGCCGCTCACGTTCTCCATCACGAAAACTTTCGGCTTCAGGCCGCGCAGCAGGCGCACATATTCGCGGAAAAGCTGGTTGCGGCCGTCGTCCATCTTGCGTTTTCCAGCGGTAGAGAAGCCCTGGCAAGGCGGCGAACCGTCCAGAACATCGAGTCCTCCCGGCTTCAGCCCTGTGATCCGAAGGCATTCCTCGACGGAAAGCTTGGCGATGTCGCCATGCCAAACCGGAACATCTGGGAAATTGAGCTTGAAAGTCTCCACGGCGTGGTCATCCCACTCGACCGCGAGCAGTTCCCGGTAGCCGGCCATGCTGTAACCGAGCGAAGAGCCGCCGCAGCCGGCAAAAAGCGAGATCACGGTCGGCGCATCGCGCTCCCGGGGCTTCAGGTGCTCCTGCCAGCAGGCTTCGAGGAACGCCGGGTAGTCCTCTATTTTGGAAAGGTGTGTCCGCATGACGGGCAGGTCAACATTTCGACATCGTCGGCAGCGGATTCGTCATACTCCTTGAAGTCGACGTCCTTCCCGAGCGTGATGTCGGCGATTTCCATCGGATTGAAGCCCAAAAGCTCCAGATTTGCGCCCAATTCCTTCAATTCCGTCAATTCCAGGCGCAAAAAATCCTCGTTCCAGAGGCCATTTTGAGCGATTTTGTTGTCGGCAATGAGGTAGCTGCGCTTCTGTTCCGGCGTCAGGTGGCCGAGCTCGATGCACGGGATTGTCTTCAAGCCAAGACTCCGGGCTGCAGCGAGCCGCCCGTGGCCGGCGATTACGCCGTTTTCGCCGTCCAAAAGGACTGGATTCGTGAACCCGAACTCCTTGATATTGGCCGCGATCTGGGCGATTTGCTCCTCGGTATGCGTCCGGGGGTTCCTTTCGTACGGAATCAGCGAATCCAGGCGTCGGTATTCTATCCGCAGGCTCGCAGAAACGGCTCCCGTTTGATCCACGTCAGCCCGTGGCGAGTTCTCTTTCCTGGGCCTTTGCGTCATGCTTCGGCTACCCCCCCCCATCAATTTTGACGGCATAAAAAAATCCCTGCGCGCCCGGTCTACGGCATGAGTCCCCTGGAAATCCGACCCGCCCTGCCCCCCTGAGTAAACAGGTTGGGATGGCGCAATCAAGGAATCTATATTCCCGGCCCTCAGTTTTGCCGATTTACAACCATGAGCAATTTTGAACAGACGTGTGAGCA